AAACTTCATTGATAAAGCAGATGCAGATGTTTTAATTTCTGAAATAAATAAGCCATCTTCATTTAATCCGTACCCAGAATATTATGCTAACAGAAATGGAGGAACTGCATTTCCATATAATGATGCCGTAATGGATATTTTAAAAAAATACTCTATACAAGCAAACAAGATTCAAGAAGATTTTTTTCAAACAAATAAAAAAGTAATCGTGACAAAATCTTTTGGTTCTTGTTGGGTTGCTGGCAAAAGTGGTTCTCCTCATATAGACGCTATAGAGCTAGAGCCATTTATAGAATATAGCTCTGTAATATACTTAAACGATGAATATGAAGGTGGCGAAATATATTTCCCAAATCAAAATTTTTCAATTAAGCCTAAAAAATATTCTGCAATTTTTTTTCCAGGAAATGACATGGAGTATCTTCACGGAGTATCTGAAATAATATCTGGGAATAGATATACTGCTCTTTACATGCAGTCAACAAAACTAGAATTTGAAGATCCAGATTTTGGAGGGCTTTCATGATATACGAGGAGCTTGCTCTGGGCCTGGTAAAATATAATAATATTATAGACAACCCACAAGATATAATAAATAAAATTGAATCGTTAGAAGAAAAAAGAAAAGAAGTCTTAGGGTACAGCTCAGAGTCAGTTCAAGAGTGGAAACCCTGGAGTCCAAATAACTTAGAGGGAGAGCCTGTTTTTTGTTGGCAAAAATTTTTACCAAAACCAGGAAATATAAATAATCAAGATTTATTTTATAAAGAACAGCACGAGATATCTTTGCAGCTATTTGATGCTTTAGATAGGGCGCTTGAACATTATTTTACCCTTTACCCTTATGCTAAAAAAAATATAAAGTCTAGAGAAAAAACAATGCATCTTTTGAAATATAAAGAAAGTGGATTTCTTCCAGCTCATTCCGATCATGGAATAAGCAGTCGAGTTCTTTCAGCACTTCTTTATTTAAATGACGATTATGAAGGTGGAGATATTAATTTTCCTCATGCTGGAGTAAAAATAAAGCCAGAGGCTGGCAGCATAATATTTTTTCCATCGAATTTTGTATATGTGCATGAAGTTGCCGCTGTAACTAAGGGAACAAGATACTCTCTTCCAAACTGGTATCACAATAGGCTTGTGCCATATTACTCAGATGGCAGCGAATGATATTTAAGGTATAATAATTATATGTCATATCAACTGCAAGTTGTAAAAGATAACCCGATAGCATTTTGGCCTTTGGATGAAACTTCTGGCGTAGCCGCATTCGATGTATCTGGATCTGGAAATAACGGAACTTATATAGGATCTTTAACAACAGACATATTACCTTTAGTCTCTGGTGGAGTTTCTGGTTCATTGATTAATAACTTAAATTCAATTGAGCTGCCGATAGAGTATGATTATAATGGAGACCCAGCCCTTGGCGGACTAGCGACTAAATATTTTTCAGATAATGACTTTACATTAGAATGCTGGGTATACCCAAAGATATCTTCTACTACACTTACGCCAATTTTTGCAGATGATACAAACGACATAGGAATTTATTACGAAGACGGCAACATTGTTTTTTTATTAGAAAATAAAAGACTAGACTTTAGACTTCCTTCAATAAATCAGTCTTCTCATATATGTGCAACCTATACCCCAACTTCAATCAGCTTATTCATAAATGGAGAAAGAGCTGGTTCAATATTTTATGATAAGTATACTTTTACCAACGACTCCTTTTTCCCAAAAATTGGTCCGACCTCCAGTTCTCTAGATTCATTTATTGTTGATGCCCCAGCTGTATATAGATATGCTTTGACTCAAGAAAAAGCCAAATCGCATTTTAATTTATTTAGTGGAATTGCACCAATACAAATAGCGGGACCAGATGGAGGGGTTTTATTTAGTTTATCTGACAGATCAATTAAAAAAACATTTTCTTATTCTTACCCGTATAATAAAAAATGGAATCAGTTTCAAGCAGAAGGTTTGTATCATCAGGATACTGAAGATTATATAACTGTTGCTACCGATTTAAATGAAGTAGTCTTGTATGATATATTTTCAGTGCCAAGTGCTATATCTTTTATGTCCTCAAAAGTTGAATGGAGCGGAACAAAAGGTGTATCAGTAGCAATTGGAACAGATGGAATAAATTATGATCCATGCTCTAATGGAGATGCAATTCCAGGTTATGTATACGGAGACGGATCCTTTGCAGAAGATAAAGTTTTATATGTAAAAATAACTTTAAGCAGCTCGGACATAACAAAGTTTTTTCCAAAGCTTTATTCATTGTCTTTTAATTTTTATTCAACCAAGTTATTGTTTGCAGATAATCATGGAGAAGACATTGAGCCAGAAGAGTCAAACCTAGCATTGTGGGATTATGATTTATCTTCAGATAATTACCCAATTCTTATGAGAAACAAAAATAATGGAATTAGGCCATATGATTCTGGATTCCCGATAAATACATTAATGAGTGTTCAGACGCTAGAGATGTTCTTTACTCCAATAAGTCTTTCTGCCAACTATCTTTTCTACCATGATTCAGCATATTATTCATGGAATAATACTGGGGCGGTTACAAAAAGCGGAATATCAGCAATATATGTAAATGGGGTAAATAGAACCACCGCCACTAATATAAATTCATTTATGGATCCAGATGAACTATATCATATTTTTATCCTCAGAAATTTCTACTCAAATATGGTTTAATGTTAAAGTAACTAATGGAACATGGTCAAATTCTGGTCCAAGAAATCTATATAAGAATATAGCAATATACCCATCAGCATTTAGCTCAACATTAGCGCTAGAGCACTATTCTCTTTATACGGAAAGGCCATCCACTTTGGCAGAAGATACGTCAATATCATTGACAGAAAATGCCTATCAGGTACATGATTATGACTGGATAGTGGTTAAAAGTATTTAATTTTGTACCAAGGTGTGACAAAAAGCTGGACTTATGTGCTAAAGAATGGTAAAATAAAAGTCTTATGGATATCAAAACAATAAACACCAAAATGCTAGAAGAGGAAACTACTCTCGGCATATACGTATGGGAAATGCCAGACGGCAGATGGATTGGTGATGACGACGGAAACTTCCTTTCTATTACATCTAAAAAAGGAAATAGATCTAGGATGGATGCCCTTGCGAGAGAAGTTCGTTCATATGGAATTCATGAAGGTCAGCCTAAATTCCTTTCTGGAAGACGCAAAATTGATGATGAAGAATTTGAGTATCAGAAAAAAAGATTAGACTGGGGATTGGTTCCAGACCCTCTTGATATTGGTAATCACAAAGACGAAATGAAAAAATTAAGGGGCTTAAGGTAAAATGGAATTTATTAATGACGAGACATCTAATGGCGATATAAATATTTCAAATGCAATGGATTGGGCACTCCTCAATAAAGAAGTTGTAACAAACAATGATCCATTTTCAATAGATTTTGACGCATTAAAAAAAGTTGGCGGACTAAGTACTTCTTTTAGAAGAAAGATGAATAGAGAGTTTTCTAAAAGATTTGTTGGTCAAGATGGAACTGGAACACAGCAAAACCTTTTAGCACAAGCAATTACTGGCTATGCCATGTTCGACTTAATCGAGCCACCGTATAATTTAGATTATCTTTCAAGAGTTTATGAGCTTTCTACATATAATTATTCTGCGGTAAATGCAAAGGTTTCAAACATTGTAGGCCTTGGCTATGACTTTGTTGAGACAAGAAAAACAAATGAAGCGTTTGATTCAATAACTGATGATAAGCAATTAGAGCGTGCACGCAAGAAGCTAAATAGATTGCGTCAAGACCTAAACACTTGGCTAGATGAAACAAATGAGGAAGAGTTGTTTATTGAAACTCTAAAAAAAGCATATACAGATTTAGAAGTAACTGGAAACGGATACATTGAAATTGGAAGAACAACGAGTGGAAACATTGGTTACATTGGTCATATTCCAGCAAAGACAATGAGAGTTCGTCGCTTACGTGATGGGTTTATTCAGCTGCTTTACGGCAAGGCTGTATTCTTTAGAAACTTCGGAGACTCAGATACAGAGAACCCAATTGCAGGAATTACAGATAGACCAAATGAAGTTATTCATTTAAAGAAATATACTCCAACAAATAATTATTATGGCATACCAGATATTGTGGCAGCAACAAATGCCCTTGCGGGTAATGAGTTTGCGGCAAAGTACAACCTTGATTATTTTGAAAATAAAGCGGTGCCAAGATATATAGTGACAGTAAAAGGAGCAAAGCTTTCTCCTGAAGCAGAAAGAAAACTATTAGAATTTTTTCAGGTCGGATTAAAGGGAAAGAATCACAGATCTCTATATGTCCCACTTCCAGCAGATACTCCAGATTCAAAGGTTGAATTTAAAATGGAGCCAGTTGAGGCAAATACTCAAGACTCATCATTTAATAAATATAGACAAGCAAATAGAGATGAAATATTACTTGCCCACAGAGTACCAATTAATAAAATTGGTGTTCCAGAAGGGGTATCTTTGGCAAATGCTAGAGACGCTGATAAAACATTTAGAGAGCAAGTTTGTGCCCCAGCACAGATGATTTTGGAGAAAATATTAAATAAAATTATTGAAGAGAAAACAGATGCTTTATTAATTAAATTTAATCAGCTTACTCTTACGGATGAAGACACTCAATCTAAAATCGATGAAAGATATTTAAGAATGAAGGTCATTACCCCTAATGAAGTTAGAATTAGAAAGGGCATGGTTCCCGTTGATGGCGGGGACGAGATGGTTGATTTAAAAGCTCAAGATGCAGCAGAAATTACAGCCCAAGCCACAAATAGCAGAAAAAGAACTCAGGACCGAAGCGCAACTTCCCCAGATAATTCAGGAGAAGGCAGAAATGCAAAAGGCGACGGCAGACAGGTTGACTAGACCTACTCAACTGTTATTTGCCTTTTGATGCGTACGAGTATAAAATTAAGCATATGAATATTGAAAAGTCACATTGGTCTTCCAATGGTGAAAACATACAGCTATCGGTTCCTTTTACAAAGGTAAACCGTGAGAAGAGAACCGTATCAGGTTTTGCAACACTAGATAACGTAGATCAAACTGGCGATGTAGTTACATCAGAAGCTAGCTTAAAAGCATTTGAAAGTTTCCGTGGAAATATTCGTGAGATGCACACACCGCTTGCAGTCGGCAAGATGCTTTCATTTAGACCAGAAACTTATTACGATCCAATCTCAAAGGGTTTCTTTAATGGAATTTATGTAGACGTATATGTATCAAAAGGTGCAAATGATACATGGGAAAAATGTTTAGATGGCACACTTACAGGATTTTCAATCGGCGGAAAAATTACAGAATCAGATAATGAAGTTAACAAAGCAACAGGACAACAGGTAAGATTTATTAAGGGATATGACTTAATGGAGTTATCAATAGTTGATTCACCAGCAAATGAATTATGCAACGTTCTTTCAATTTCTAAAATGAATGGCCAGCTTGTATTTAAAGGAATGGCAGCAGAAACCGTAACAGAAAATATTTTTTATTGTGAAGAAAGTGACTCTGTATTTATGTCAACAGAGAAGACATTCGACTCTCCAGTTTCTGGAAAGCCAGCAACACTAATTGGTTGGGTCGAAAGTTCAGACGTAAACAAATCAAACGAAATAGATAAGATTCTTGATTCATTTAAGAAGTCAAGATTACCGTTGCCTGAAACACAAAAAATTGCAAAACAGGCAAACGTAGAAGGAGGTAATGAAGTGTCAGATGTACAAAAAGATGTAGTAGCTGCAGAAGCTATTGCCGAAGAAACACTAGTAGTTGCTGAAGAAGCACCTGCTGACGTAGATGCTGCACCAGCAGCAGACGCTTCTGCCGATTCTCTCGAAAAAGCAGCCGATGTATCAGAAGTTGAGGTTGATGAACCTGATTTTGCAAAGATGATGGGCGATCTAAAAGGCTTTTTCTCAGAAACTCTAGCTAAAGCTACAGAGTCAAATGCTGCACAGGTGACAGAAATTAAGTCAACTGTTGAAAATTTCAGCAAGGCTGTAGAAGTTAGAATCACAGAGTTGGCAGAACAACACACAGCATTAAGCAATGCTGTAGCAGATATCAAGAGCACGATTGATGGTGTAACAAAGCGTGTCGATGCAGTAGAATCAGAGACTGCAATTAAGAAGTCCTCAGATCTTGGCGGATCTCAGGAAGTAACAATAACAAAATCTAAATGGAACGGTTCTTTCCTCGGTACCGTATCAGATTTAATTCGATAATAAGGTAGGTGAAAAATATAATGAGCAATGAAACATTAGAAAAAGCAATTGCAGCAGGCACAACAGCCACTGGCACATTTGCATCCGCTACAGGCGGAACAGGAATCCACACAGCGTCAGAAGATGGCAACGGTGGTTTACTAAACCCAGAGCAATCAGCTCGCTTCCTCGACTATATGTTCGACGCAACCGTAATTGGTAAAGTCGCACGTACTGTTAGAATGAAGTCTGACACAACCGAGATT